TCAAATCGGCTTAGGGCCTCGATGGGCGAGCCTGGTTGAAGATTGGCTTGAAGCGCAAAACGACCCGGCCCGTTTAAAAACCTTTATCAACGATCGTCTTGCAGAACCGTGGGAAGATCCGGTTATGCGCGCGGTCAAACTTAACGTCATCGCCGACCGAGCGGAAAACTATCGCATCCGAACCGTACCGAATGGCGTGGGCGCAATTACGGCCGGAGTCGATACCCAAGACAACCGCCTAGCTGTGCATATTGTCGGCTGGGGCAAAGGCATGGCCGCTTGGAGTTTGGATTACATCGAGCTGATAGGCGATCCTGCTGATGATGCCGTATGGATTGCACTGACCGATTTACTCAATCGACCTTTTGAATCAGAAAGCGGCGCACTGATGCCCATTCTAGCCACCGCCATCGATGCAGGCGGGCATCGCACCGAAGCGGTTAAAAACTTTGTCCGCTCGCGCAAAATCAGACGACCGATGGCCATTTTTGGTGCAGTGCCGAACAATGCTCCGGTGCTATCACGTCCTAAAGCTCAAGATGTCAGTTGGCGCGGCAAAACCGACCGGCGCGGCGTGCATATTTATCACGTTGGAACCGTCGCGGTTAAACATGTTTTTTACGGTCGCTTATCGACGGACGGCGATAAAGAACTGTCTAATCGCATGTTGCACTTTTCCGAGCAATTCGACGCCGCCTTTTTTGCCGGCTTAACCTCAGAAACTTTTGATCCAAGAAAAAACCGCTTTATCAATCGACGCGGGGCCAGAAACGAGCCTCTGGATACTTGGGTTTATGCTTATGCCGCTGCGCATCATCCTGAGCTACGCTTGCAGCATTATACGATTAAGAAATGGGAAGACTTGCAAAGTCAGCATCACGTTAAGTCAGACCGGTCGCCACCGGATATACAAGAAAAAACCAAAACTAAACGCGCATTGCCTCCGTTAAAAAAATCATTGCATGGCAAAAACCACCGCATTTAGTCAGTTGGTTGAAAGTTTAGAGGCGCAGTTTGATAAACCAACAGCCAAACGCATACTTGATGAAATTATTGCCGTGTGCGGTGGCGAGCGGCTTTATGTGCCGGTAAAAAACCCGATTGTTGACATTGAACCCGGCGATACGCCTAAAGCCATTCAAAAAAAATTGAATGTGTCAAAAAGTACCTCTTATCGCCTGGTTAATCGCCATCGGATTTAATTAAAAAAAGTCTCATTTTTGCCTTAAAATGAGACTCGACTTGTGGTGTTATAGCAATATGACAGTCCCAAATATTGAACCTTTCTCTATTCGCGCCGGTGACACGCTCACTTGGTCGCGTTCGCTTGCTGACTATCCGGCATCAGGCTGGACGCTTTCTTATGTTTTAATCAACTCATCGGCAAAGATCAGCATTACCGCCGGTTCTGATGGCAACAATCATTTAGTTAGTGTTGCACCCGCGACATCTGCAAATTATTCAGCCGGTTGGTATGACTGGACCTCCCAGGTAACGGACGGCACCGATGTTTATACCGTCGATTACGGGCGCATGGAAGTATTGCCGCAATTCTCAGCGGCGAGCACGCTGGACAATCGCACCCATGCTAGAAAAATGCTGGAAGCGATTGAAGCCGCGCTGGAAGGCAAAGCCACTAATGATCAGCTCGATTTGTTAGAAACTAGCTTGGCAACTCGCGGCATTAAACGAGATCCCGAAAAGCTGTTAATTATTCGTGATCGCTATCGATCAGAAGTTGCTAACGAAGTCAGAGCCGATGCCATACGCAAAGGATTGGGCAATGGTCGTCGCATTCAAACGAGGCTAGTATGAGCGTTGTAAAACCTAAAGTCAGACAATGGCAAGCAGCAGAAACGTCTAAGTTTTTAGAGAACTGGCCGACTGCCGGACGTCCACCGGATATCGACATTCGATATGGACTTGCAGCGCTTAGAGCACGCGCCCGGTTGGATGCACAAAACGTCGATCATATCCGCGGGTTTTTAAATATTGTCGTTTCTAACGTGGTTGGACGTGCAGGCGTGCAATTACAAGCCAAACCCAGATTAAACAACGGCAAAACCGATAAAAAACTGGAACAGCTCATTGAAGAAAACTGGGCGGCCTGGGGTAAACGTGGCGTTTGTGATGTGACCGGTCAGTTTTCTTGGGCGATGTTACAACGTCAGGCGATTCGATCTTGTGCCAGAGACGGGGAGGCTATTTTCAGATTGTATGAAGGGTTTTCTAATGACTATCAGTTTGCCGTCCAAGAAATCGACGCGGATTGTCTGGATTTAACCGTCAATCAATCCCGTGAGCGCAATCGTCCAGAGATCCGCATGGGCATTGAGTACGACCAATGGCGCCGGCCTGTGGCTTATTATCTGACCGAAGAACCGGCGATTAATCAAAGCGGCTATACTCGCAAATCAGATCATGAGCGCGTACCTGCCGAGCAGATATTGCATTTATATTTGCCGGAATGGACGTGGCAATCGAGAGGCGTGCCGTGGATGTCGTCATCATTAACCCGTCTGCATGTATTAGCCGCGTATGAAGATGCCGAGGTTGCGGCCGCAGCCGTCAGTGCCAGAAAATTGGGATTTTATAAACTCAATCCGGAAGCACCGCAAGAAATAGCCGACCAGGCACAACCTCAAACCCATGATATTGGCGTGGCTGAATTTGAAGAACTGCCGCCTTATTATGATTTTGTCGGTTGGGATCCTCAGCACCCGTCAACCGCCTATGCCGATTTTGTTAAAGCCTGTCTTCGTTCAGTCGCGACAGGCTTGGGCGTCAGTTATAACACCTTAGCCAATGATCTGGAAGGCGTCAATTATTCCAGTTTGCGACAAGGCGCCATCCAAGAACGCGAACTCTGGATGAACCTGCAAGATTGGTTTAGCGAATGTTTTTGCCAGCCCATCTACGACCGATGGATGCGGCAAGCACTAGACGGAGCGACAGGAATGCTTGACGGAGTGCCTGAACGTAAACGGATGGAAGCAAAGCGCGTCAGTTGGCAGCCACGCCGTTGGCAATGGGTTGACCCGATGAAAGATGCGGAAGCTAATCGGGTAGCTGTAGAAATGGGAACCCGCTCGATCAGTGACATTATCCGCGAACAAGGCCGCGATCCTGAACAAGTCTGGCAGGAACTGTCAGAAGACTTGCAGCGATTGAATGAGCTAGGCATTACCGTTAATGCCAGCGCAACAAACACAGACACAGGTAGCAACAATGGACCTATTACAACAGATTAAACAAGACCGTTCTGAGCGATCTTTTACCCTGGAAAAGCAGAGTATAGATGCAGAAAGCCGCACCGTTGAATTAGCTTTTTCATCCGAAAGCCCGTATGAACGGTGGTGGGGGGTGGAAATTCTTGATCATGGATCCAGCTCGATGCGCACCGAGCGTTTAAGTAAAGCTGCGCCGCTATTGATGGATCATGAATGGACCGATCAAGTCGGTGTGATTGAATCTTTTAGAATTGACTCAGACCGGGTTGGGCGTGCTGTCGTGCGATTTTCAAAATCGGCGCGAGGGGAAGAAATATTCCAGGACGTACTCGATGGCATTCGGCAAAACGTATCGGTGGGTTATCAAATCCACGATTTAAAAATGGAATCTGAAAAAGATGGCCTCGAAACTTATCGAGTTACGGATTGGGAACCTATGGAAATCTCCATTGTTTCAATACCTGCCGATGTATCGGTAGGCGTTGGCAGAAATTTAGAAACACAACAAAAGGTAAAAACTATGGACCTAGAAAATGATGCTCCGATTGTAGAGCAAGATGCTGTTGAAGAAACAGTGATTGAAGAAAGCGGTGATCGAGCTGCACCGATTAACCAGGCGCGTGCGGCTGTTGATGCGCGCATTCGTGAAATCGGTAAGCGCTTTGGTTTAGAACGTGAAGCGGAAGATCATATTGCGTTAGATTCAACCGTGGCTGAATTTCAGGCAGCGGTTAAAGAAGCCCGCGCCAGTCGCTTAAAACCTGGCCCATCAGCGCCACGGGTTGAAGTTGCTATTCCTCGCAGAACCGGACGCTTGAAAGCCTTCCAAAACAATGCTCGCGGCGAAGAAGATGCTTATCGTGCCGGCATGTGGGCGCAAGCGACTTTATTCGGCGATCAAAATGCCGCGCGTTGGTGTAAAGATTATGGCGTTCGTGTAATGACCGGCTCTAATCCGGGCCAATCGGTCGTTGTACCTGATGAAATGGTATTGCCGATTATTGATTTACGCGAGCAGTTTGGTATTGCCCGTCGTTATTGCCATGTGCATCCGATGACGACCGACACAGCAATGGTGCCACGTCGCAAATCGGGCGTAAGCGCTTATTTTGTCGGACGCGAAGAAGCGACCACAGAATCTGATGCTGCATTCGACGACATCCAACTGGTTGCGCGTGAAATTGCGGCATTAACCCGCATCAGCAACAGCTACGCAGCCGATGCTGCCATCAACCTGGCCGATCATTTAGCCAGTGAAATGGCTTATGCGTTCGCGGTTAAAGAAGATCAATGTTTATTTAACGGTGACGGAACCTCAACTTACGGCGGCATTACCGGCATCCGTACCAAAATCTTAGGTTTGGCCGGCGCGATCGATGCGGCATCGGGTCACGATACATTTGCCGAAATTGATCATGATGATTTGGTTAATGTGATTGGTGCGTTACCCAACTATCCAGGCATCATGCCAAAGTGGTATGCGTCTAAACGGGCGAATGCTTTAGTATTCCAAGCCTTAAAAACCGCAGCGGGTGGTAACACTGTACGCGATTTAGAAGGTCGTCCGATGATGGAATATCTCGGCGATGAGATCGTGTTGAGTGAAGCCATGCCAACCGCAATTACTGACATCTCAGATACCGCCATGTTGATTTATGGCGATTTGAACATGGGCGTTACTTTTGGTGATCGCAAAGGTTTTGAGATCCAAGTGTTACGCGAGCGTTATGCAGAATACCGTCAAGTCGGCATTCAAGCCGTCGAGCGTTTTGATATTAACGTCCATGGCGTTGGTGACGCATCCGAACCCGGCCCAATCGTTGCATTAATTGGAGAATAAACATGGCAGCACCTTTAGAGCACGTTAAATATGTGGCGATCACGCCACCGGCGGCATTGATTGACAATGCCAGCGCCACTACTGCGGAAATCGACACGCAAGGTTGGGATTACCTGACCATTGTTGCCCATTTAGGCGCAACAGATATTGCGATGACCGCATTAAAAGTCACCGAGTCAGATACTACGGGGAGCGGTCATGCTGACGTTACCGGTTTGGTATATGGCACATCAACCGATATTGATGGCAGTACCAGCGCATTGCCGACCGCTACCGATGATAACGGTTTTTTTGTGTTTAACATCGATTTAAGAGCGCGCAAGCGTTTTATTGATGTGACCGCTACCGTCGGTGATGGTACGTCTGGCGCCTATCTGACCATTATAGGCATCTTATCGCGTGGCGACACAGCACCGACTAGCGTTTCCGGTATGGGCGCGACGGGCGTTTTACAACATTAACCGCGTAAGTCTAAATCATGGACCAACTTACCGCGCAATTAAAACGGCACGAAGGCTTCCGCTCCAAGCCTTATTTGTGTTCAGCCGGTAGGTTGACCATTGGCTATGGTCGCAATTTAGACGATGTTGGCGTCAGTCGTTCCGAAGCGTTTGAATTGCTCAGGCAAGACATCGCACGGGCGCGGTGGGATGTGGAAAAAAACATCGAATGCGCGAGCAAACTCAACATCCCGAGGCAAGATGTCTTAATCAACATGTGTTTCAACATGGGCATTTATAACCTGCTGCTTTTTAAAAAAATGCTTGCCGCATTAGAAAAGCGCGATTATGACGAAGCAGCTAAACAAATGTTGAATAGCCGGTGGGCTGTGCAAGTGAGTTATCGGGCCTATGAACTGGCCGAACAGATGCGAACAGGGCGCTACGATGTTTGATGTTATAGGCGCGGTTGAAGCGACTAGCGGACTGATAAATGGCATTGTTGACCGCATCTGGCCAAACCCGGAAGAAGCGGACAAAAGACGACTTGAGCAACTTAAAGCCGAACTCGATTATGAGCATAAGCTATTAGTCGGCCAGCTCAAGATCAATGAAATGGAAGCCAAAAACCAGAGTGTTTTTGTATCTGGTTGGCGTCCCGCGATTGGCTGGATTTGCGGTTTAGCGTTGTTATATGCCGCATTACTTGAGCCTGTTTTAAGATTTATTGCCCGCGTGGTCTTGCATTATGACGGTGATTTCCCGGTTATCGATACAGATATTACGTTGCAAATACTTCTGGGCTTGTTGGGTTTGGCGGGTATGCGATCGTTTGAAAAATCCAAGAAAGTAGCGCGTTAAATTGTGCCGTTTTATTCAACCCAATCCAGACTGGATAAAATCGAAAAAGAGCTCAAAGAACGCGGAACGCATGAAGCAATGTATGATGCGTTATCACAAAGACTCTTTGACAAGATAGATTCGTTGGACGGGCATTTAAAAGAACATATCCAGCGCGAGTTTGAAGAAAGTCGCTCACAAGCGGCTAAGTTAGACGAGCTATCAGAAAATATTGAGCACATTAAACGCGATATTGTGACGATGCCAAAAGACACTGAATTGAAAATCAACAAGTCGAATCAGTGCATAAAAGAACAAATGGCCGAGCAATATGCCACGCGCAAAGAGTTAAACGATGGGCTTAACAGTATTAGAAATCAGGCTCGACTGATTTGGTCAGTAATAGTCGCGGTTGGCGCGGCACTGGCATGGATTTTAGATTTTAAGAGGTAGTATGAACTACGACGTATTGAAAACAGAATTGCAGGGTACGTCGTATTCTGCGATGACTGACAGTGAAGCGGCTGAAGCGTTAAATGCTTTGGTCGTTGATGCTAAACAAGCGATCTCAGCGCATGACATTCGCAAGTATTTAATGCTGGTTGATAAACTGCTGCCGATTGAGTCCAGTGTGTTAGAGTCAGCAAAAGCAGCGACACGGGCTTTAGATATTTTTCCGTTGTTCGATATTTCAGAAATGGCGGTAGAGAATAAACTGATAGCCGTGCTTGATGCGCTGGTTACGGATACTTTGATCGATGCTACGGATAAAAGCAATATTTTAAGTTTAGGTGCGACGGTAACAAGTAGAGCGCAATTACTGGGTTTAGGAGTAGTATCCGAATGGCACGTCACTGAAGCGAGGGCAATGTAATGGCGACAGCGTATGTGAGTTATGCAACTCAATCAACAGTCATATCGACGGAACTAAATTCCTTAGCGAATACTAGTGCGGCAAACGGCACAGCAGAAATTGACAACTCGACTAATCGTTACTTGGATGGGTATTTAGATTGTTACTTTAATGGAGCAGGTGCGACAACCGGATCAGTTGCCGTTTATGCGTTGTGCGGTAATGCGACAGGGGAATTATCAACCACTGCAAAAACTTCAAATATGCGGTATTTGGGTAGTGTTGAGTTAAACGGAACAACGGCAGTCAGAAAGCAATTACAGATC